GCTCTTCCGATCTTTTGCAGCGCTTCATTGGATGCCGCCATAAAAACCGGGAATATGCTGGCAGACCAAAATGCTCAACTGGCTGCGGAGAATGTGGCGCTGAAGGAAAGCCGAAATAATTTGGCTGAATTCATCCATGAAGAACTTGATGCTGATTACCCGCTGAATATGAATCTGGAAACACATGCCACCGATCGCATCATAGCCGGGATTAAGGCTGATGGGGTGGCGTTGGTTAAGTCTGCATTTGAGATGCATATCCAGTCTGCATCCTGCTATCAGGATGAAATTGTTGGAATGGAATCAGCGCTGAGCATTGCATGCCAAGTAGAGTCGCAGCTGCGCGAGGGGGCCGACAAATGAGCCTCGCTACTTATCTCAATACCGGTTTAGCCATTCTTGGATGGGCATACATCATGGTTAAAACAGGCCAGTGGATTACCAAAAATGCTCTGAGGCAGTGGGACAAGCGTCGTAAGGAATCTCGCCGCCAGAAAGCTGTGAATGAGTTTTATGACGCCTTTGAGCTTAACAGCCTGGAACCCGGCTCTACCGTTCGCCTGGCCACTAAAGGCGACCTGACAATCATGATGTTCCGCAGCGAGGGAGCCGACAAATGATAACCGGGACTACTAACTATGACGATGTGGCAGAAGTCCGCTGCAATTTGTGCGGCGGTTATTACAAAGCCGACGATCCGGAAAGTCACGAATGCGAGGATGCCGCATGACAACTGATATCACCGAACTGGCGCTGATCACCAAAATCAAAAAGCAGCTCGAAAACTTTGACACCGTAGTGCTGAAAGAGGGTGAAGCCGTCGTGCTGGTAGAGGCTATTGAGAAGGCGCAGACCATCAACGCAGCAGCTGAAAAACTGGTCCGCTGCAAAGGTCGCTATCACAGCGAGCAGAACTATCGCGCATTGGCTGCACTGTTTGGCGTGAAAACCCCAGACCTGCCGCCTTTGGAGCATGAAAACGTCCATTATGCCGATGCTGCAGAGATGGAGATTGAAGCACTGCGCCAGCGCATCGCCGAGCTGGAGTCCCGCACCGTGAAGCTGCCAGAGCTATGCGTTGGGGTTGTTCAAGGTGGACATGCGGTAATGGTGCCATATCCAGCAGGGCACTGGTTTAACAAGACGGCGATTTTGGAGGTGTTGGCCGACGCTGGCATCAAGGTGGAGGCTGAGTGATGGCTATCACTGAAGGATTCTGCGCGGACCTCTACTGCGACTGTGATGGTTGTCAGTCAGGGAAAATCTATCCGCAGGGGCAGGCTGATTTTATTGGCCGGAATATGACCGACATTTCTCAGCAGGCGCGCAAAGCTGGCTAGCGCATCAGCAAAGACCGCCAGCGCTGCTATGCGCCGGGCCACAAAATTTCACGGGGAGCCAACCAATGACCAAATCAACCATAACAAGAGATGATCTTAACGAAGTGATTGCCACATACGGAAAGCACCACATTGCTCATCGAATGGCTAATGTATTGTTGGCCGCAATGGACAGCGAGCCAGATTGCAAGGAAAGAAAACTTTTCTGTTCAACCGATACGACCAGAATGAGAAAGACAATCTCTGTCTCTGCTGGGGCCGAGGATGCGCCTCTCTATCGCCACGCGCAGCAGTCGGTAGTGCCGGCATCCCAGAAGGAGCCCATTAGTTTTGACGAATGGTCACGAAAATGCGCTTTGCAAATCACGCTTTGCTACCCTGATTTTCGTGAAAAGGCTAAGTACATCTGGGATTCAGCGCGCGAAACACAGCAGCCAGCGCCGGTAGTGCCGGATGGTTACGTGATGGTGCCGAAGGAGCCGACAGATGAAATGTTAGCAGCAGCCAAGGAGTGGACTGGATTAACCAGCACGGAGGAGGTCGTATATATCAAAATGCTCGCAGCCGCCCCGCAGTCACCCGGCAGTGAACCCGCCACCGTGCCGGGTAAATGGATTCCGGTAAGCGAGAGGATGCCGGATGAGAATGCAGAGCAGCAGGTCCTTGCGTGCTTCAAGGGTGGCGACATATCGACTCTGTATTATTTTGAGGGGCGCTGGGATGACGCATACGGAATTGTTCCAATACGCCAGGACGTAACTCACTGGATGCCGCTGCCAGCCGCGCCGAAGGAGGTGAAAGGTGAGTAAAGAAGTCATTACTATCAAGGCGCAAAGCCAAGAGATGGCGGAAAAACTGGCGAGAGGTGTATGGGCGGTTTGCCCGTACGCAGAAATCAAACTGTCCTATCCAAAGCCATGGCTTTTAACCTGCCAAATAACCTCATGGGTAGATAAGACATTTTCAGTGCAGATTTCAAATGCAATGCCGAAATGTTTCACTGAATATTCATCACCGGAATAGATTCTTCCAGCTTATTCATTGGTGAGGTTGGTGATGCCTAAATCCCCCGCAGAACGCAAAGCCGCAACCCACCGTTAGGTGGGTTTTTTGTCGTATGGCCTCAACTGAAGAGCAAAACGTGCTGTCCATGCTAAAAACGAAGCTCTTGCAACCACGTCCAGAACGAAGCCAGAAGCTCTACAAGAGGCGAAGATTTGAGATGCATCCTGGTACACGGTGATTTTTCGTGTTTTTGGACGATTTCTAAGGCCATTCTGAGGGCGATAGATTCAACCAAAGGTTGAAGGATTACCATTAAGGTAATAAACTCACCCCAAAGTTAACAACTGAATGCGAGACGATTATGTCAATGACTGAAGGGAATCTTGCCCCAGTTCCAGTTATGAGCAATGAGATAGACTTCAGTGCTGATGTGGTATCCATGACTCCATACCAGACATCAAGTGGAGATGTAGTCAATTTTGCTTTCATGGGACCAAAAGTTTCGCATTTCCTTGATGCATCGGGACAGGTTTCTCAAGCTAAGATTGATATCGTTAAGCTAGGGTCTGTTACGATGACAAAATCTGCCGTTCAGGAATTTCATGAAGCCTTAACAAGCTTAATCAACGAGCGGGGGTGGAAAAAATGATTTGTACTATGCCTATCAAGACATTTTCATCAGGTTCGTTTGATTTGATGATGATTAACCTGATTGGGTTCGGTGATGGGGAAGTGTCCTCTAAAAAGAAACCAGTTACATCTAAACTGTATGTTACTGAATACTCAGGTGTGCTGCCTGTAGCCTCGAACCGATCAAAGATTGCAGTAGAATTTTGGGATGGCCTTTATAATGGTATCCGCGGGCGCTCGAGAAAGAGTGAGCGAGATTTTATCGTTGACCCTTCAATGAGTGTTGATGATATCCTTAAAGCCATTGGTGGCTGATGGATTTAGGGGTCACCAGATGGCATTTAAAGGGACACTTTCTGGATACTTTCGCGATGGCGAAAATGATACTGAATTCTGCACTGACTGGAAATTCTTAACTAAAGAAGAAAAAACTGAAATCATTAATTTCATAAAAGAAATTGCTGAGAAAGAGTTTATCACTGGTAAAAATAAGGAGTCTTGGGTGGATGATAATCACCAGGATATCCCCGGAGCCGATGGTTATAGAGATGAGAACTATTGGCATTACCATTGCGGTCCGGATTGGGCCGGCGGGCGACTGAAAAGTATGACAAAGTGCCTTTTCTTCAACCCTGGCGGAATGGCTTCACAACAGTGTATACACTACTATCCATTAGAAAATGAAGAGAATGAGATAGTTATAATTGGGTATTCAAGAAACCATATCCCTTTTTTGTTGCCTGATGACCCAAATAACAAGTTTTTTTCCTGAACAATCAAACCCGCCATCCGGCGGGTTTTTGCTTTCTGTAACCACTAAATCACAGCCCTTACTTCGGCTGGTTTTTCTCGTATATGCTCATTTTGCTTTTATCCCCGTGACGGGCGATAATAACCTCGTCAGCCTGGACAACTGACAACTTTACCCCGGCGCCAAGTGGGGACACATGGCGCACAAAACCTTACAGCAATCCCTGTCACCGATGGCGAAAGTCACCGGCGATTTTCTGCATTCAGCGTTTGACCTCTGCGGAGGTGAAGCGTGAACATCCCTCAATGCGGCATCAAACTGCACAGCGGCAACTTCAGCACTATAGGCAAGATTCTTCAGGAGCAGCTCTCTGGCGGGAAATGCCTGCGCCTGCAGGTCAAAGAGTGGCGAGAAAAACGCAGCCTGAGCCAGAACGCGCTCAGTCACATGTGGTACGCGGAAATCAGCGAATACCTGATTAACTCAGGACGTACCGACGCAACGCCTGAGTGGGTTAAGCGCAACCTCAAAAAGACCTATCTCGGGTGTGAAGAGGTGACATACACCGACTTCATCACCGGTGAGAAAACAATGACCTGGGAGCCCCGGCATACCTCCGATCTTGATACCGGCGAAATGCACATCTTCCTGACCAAAGTAGAGGCCTGGTGCGCTCAGTTTGGTCTGACTCTCACCATTCCACACGGTTGCGAATATCAGCAGCTGCAGCAAAAGCAGGAGGCCTGATGAGCAGCCTTCTCGCCAAAGTAATGGAGCGCGGCATATTCCGCGTGCCGGCGCGCCGCAAGCGCAAGGTCGAAGTTAAGCCATCAGATATCCCCACCTTTCACTATACGGCTCACCTGGCAGATGTCCGCTGGCTGCGCCGCGCTGCCAGAAGGAAAATTGCATGAGCATTTATCAACGCATTAACGGCGCTGACTGGCGCAATATCTGGGTTGTTGGCGATCTGCATGGGTGTCATACGCTGCTGATGAACGAGCTGGAAAGGGTCCGTTTTGACCCGTTGTGTGACCTGCTGATCTCGGTAGGTGACCTTATCGATCGCGGTGCGGAAAACGTCGAATGCCTTGAGCTAATCGCAATGCCCTGGTTTATGGCTGTAAGAGGGAACCATGAGCAGATGATGCTCGACGGACTATCCTCCTCCGGGAACGTGAATCACTGGCTGGCCAACGGTGGCGGATGGTTCTTTAACCTTGACTACGACAAAGAACGCCTGGCTATCGCGTTGTCCCATTTGGTTGCAGGTTTGCCACTCATCATCGAGGTAATGACCGAGGGCAAGAGGGTGGTGGTCTGCCATGCTGACTACCCTCATAACGAATATGCGTATGACAAGCCCGTCGATGCAGAACAGGTGATCTGGAATCGTGAGCGAGTGAGCGCGGCTCAGGATGGGATTGTGAATGAAATATCCGGTGCAGACCTGTTTATTTTTGGGCATACCCCGGCACATCAGCCAAGCCAGTACGCCAATCAGATGTATATCGACACCGGTGCTGTATTCTGCGGCCGCCTGACCTTGGTACAGATCCAGGGTGGTGCGCATGCGTAAACCAGCACGTCGTAAATGCGCCCACTGCCGCGAATGGTTCCATCCTGCCCGGGAAGGGCAGGTGGTATGCAGTTTTGAATGCGCCAGCGCGATCGGCAAAAAACAGACAGCAAAAGCCCGGGAAGCAGCGAAGGCCAGAGCGGTGAAGCGCCAGCGCGAATCCGAGAAAGAGGGGCGTCAGCTCCGTAAAGCAAGATTGGCTGAACTCAGACCTAACGGTTACTACAAAGCCCAGGCTCAGAAGGCATTCAACGCCTACATCCGCGCTCGTGATGCTGGTTTGCCATGCATCAGTTGCGGCGAGACCAACCCACCTGATCTGCATGGCGGCCAGTGGGACTGCGGCCACTTCAAAACGGTCGGCGCTTACCCTGAGTTGCGTTTTGAAGAGCGCAACGCCCATAAGCAGTGCAAATCGTGCAATGCCGGGTCGGGGAAGTACACAGCCAAAGAGGCGACAGTTGCTCAGCAATACGAAGCTGGCCTGGTCGCTCGTTACGGACAGGAGTATGTCGACTGGCTTAACGGACCCCACGAAATGACCAACTACCGCCGGGAAGACTTTATTCGTATTCGCGATGAGTACCGCGCCAAGCTCAAAGCACTGAAACAGCGGGAGGCTGCATGAGCCGTGACGTTATCGAACGCATCCGCGACCGTTGGCAAAAGCTCCGCCTCTGCCGGCACCGCGGCACCGTACTGGTTGACTACCGCATACTGAGAAATTTCGTTCGCATCTATCAGACCCTGGGAGAAACAGCATGAAACTGGAATTAACCAACGAACAGCACCAGTGGATAGATCAGTGGCTCCAGCTTTGGGGCGCGTGGTGCCAGACAGGGAAGATAGACAAGGCGATGATAAATATGATTGCTAAGTTCATGGCCACGGTTGAACCGCAAGCACCATCAAGGCCTGTATGCAGCGATGATGATGGGTTGCTGATTGATGCCGTAATCCGACATTACCTGAAAAACGTAGATGAGAACGCATGGAAGGTGATTTTTGCCTATTACGTCTGTAACTCAAGCGAGATAAGGATCGCTTCATGGCAGCATGCTGTGAGCAAACCTCGCCTGATGAAGACTCGCGCCGGAAACCAATATAAGCACCCGAGCATTTCAACCATCCGCCGGGAAGTTAAGCAGATTATCAACGCGGCGCTCTTCTGCCTATACCAGCCGCTGCAAAATGCGTTTAACGATCGCGAAAGTGTGAGAAAAATTGCAAAAAATAGCCACAACGTGCTTGCATTTCAATGAACAAATGAGCAATATATTTAGTGTAGGTTGCCGTATTTGCGTTTGACCTATCAGAACACCGAGCCTCGCAATAGTGCGGGGCTTTTTTATGCCTGCGATCCGGTCAGGGCTCTTGGGTAGAGACGTGCTGCACGACACGTCGACACCCGCCGCGCAAGAGCCCTGAACCAGATTGCATCTGTCGTAGTTTGGTAATTACGTCTGGCTTCCACCCAGAATATGCGGGTTCGATCCCCGCCAGATGCTCCAATCCCTCAACCTTGGGACCATTACGGCTACCGCGCCGTCACTTTTTACCCTTGGTATTTCTTCCCGCCTTGAGCGGGTTTTTTATTGAGCATGCCCAGACCCTCGGGAATCATCCCCGACGTGCTTTGTTGATAAATCAGCCCGCAGGGTCTGGGCCTCTTTTCCCCTTTACGCACAGCGCCATCCGTCATCAACGGAGGTGAGGTTATGACAAAAATGAGCACCATTTACAGCAGACTTTCATACGGCACCGGGACCGCACTGACGGGCTGCGGTGTCTCAGCAAAGGCGTATGCCGGGGCAGTTAAGGCAGAGGTATGGATTTTGGCCGACAAAATAGCGGGGATGACCCTGAGTGACTGGGCAATTATTGTCGGTATAGCCTGCACCATTACGACCTGTGGGGTGAACTGGTACTACCGGCGGAAAGAACGCGAGGATCGGCTCAATGGCTATGACACCAAAACTGAGGAATAGCGTTATCGCTGCCGTCGGCGGTGGCGCCATAGCCATTGCCTCTGCGCTAATCACTGGCCCGACCGGGAACGATGGTCTTGAAGGTGTGCGATACAACCCTTATCAGGATGTGGTAGGCGTCTGGACGGTCTGTTATGGTCACACTGGCAAAGATATCATGCTTGGCAAGAAGTACACCGAGGCTGAATGCCGTGCGCTGCTCAGCAAAGACCTGAACACCGTTGCTCGCCAGATTGACCCATACATCCAGAAGCCGATACCCGAGACAATGCGCGGGGCTCTTTACTCGTTCGCCTATAACGTCGGCGCTGGCAATTTCCAGACCTCCACGCTGCTGCGCAAAATCAACCAGGGCGACCAGAAAGGTGCGTGTGACCAACTGCGCCGCTGGACCTACGCCAAGGGCAAACAGTGGAAAGGGCTGGTAACTCGCCGCGAGATTGAGCGTGAAGTTTGTTTGTGGGGGCAGAAATGAGCAGATTAACCGCCATTATCAGCGCCATTGTGATCTGCCTGATGGTTTGCCTTGGGTGGCTGGCCAGTCACTACCACAGCAATGCCACCGAGTTCAAAAGGCAGCGCGATAAAGTGACTGAGCAGCTCAGCCTGGCGAAAGACACTATCGCTGACATGCAGACCCGCCAGCGAGACGTCGCAGCACTCGATGCCAAATACACGAAGGAATTAGCCGATGAAAAAGCTAAAAATGATGCTCTGCAGCGCAAGCTTGATAATGGTGGTCGGGTGCTCGTCAAAGGCAAGTGTCCAGTGTCAGCCGCAACCCAAACCGCCGGCGCCGCCAGCGTGGGCGATGATGCCACCGTCGAACTCTCTGCAGTTGCTGGACGAAACGTTCTCGGTATCCGATCCGGAATCCTCAGCGACCAAACAGCCCTGAGAGCCCTGCAGGAATACATCACCACGCAGTGCCTGAGGTAACGATGCTGATACTCTTCATTCTCCTGTCGATATGGCTCTGTCGACTGTCGGAGAAGCCTGGCTGGTTTAAGGTCAGCCATATTATCTCAATGCTGGCGCTCGAAGATGAGCATCCGGCACGCGGTAAGGGGCTGCGTTGAGATAAGAGCTCACATTACAGAAGTCCTTCATTGAGGGGCTTCGATAATGTCACAACGAGGTAAGCCATATGCGCACCACTGGAATCCTAATGGCGGAAATTACGCTTCGCCCATACATGAAGCCGCTGCTCATCCTTTCAGTGCTTTTGCGCTGGGGCTGGCTCACTAAGAAGTGTATCCGGATTGTCCCTGTAATTGGCAAGTAGGCGTAATTATAAAGTTCTGCAAATGGTGCACTAAAAGCGCCATTGACAGAGTTTTATATAAGTTTGTTGATGCCTTGATGTCGAAATTACCGAGCAAGTATGTTTGGTTTCCAGAGGATTGTTCTGCATGACTGAAAATGACAATCGCAGACCATACCCTCCCGTCAACTTCACTGGCGAAAACTGGCTGCTGTATACCCGGCTGATCCCTGCTGCCGAAATCGGCGAATGGGTAAATCAGAACATCCTCTCCGAAGAGGGCCGAATCCATAACCCTGACCATACGCACCTGCTCGACGCTGATGTCGCGTTCATGTGGGCCTCTGGCTCATTCGCCAAAAGTGGCCGCATTGTGCTGGGCCAGTGTGAGCAGGTAATGATGCGCGCCGGAGGCTGGCAGAAGTCCCGCATGGAGCAGCAGATGCATGAATGGTTCGGTCGCATACCGAAGTTCATTATCACTCTGGCGGCTGACTACTGCGAGCAATGTAACGATCTGGAGTTCTGCGCTCTGGTTGAGCATGAGCTTTACCACATCGCCCAGGCTACCGATGACTATGGCGCGCCGAAGTTCAACAAAGAGACCGGAATGCCGGTGCTCAAACTTCGCGGCCATGACGTCGAGGAATTCGTCGGAGTGGTCCGGCGTTACGGCGCCAGCAAAGACGTGCAGGTAATGGTGGATGCGGCGAACAGGCCGGCGGAGGTTGCTCATATCGATGTTGCCAGAGCGTGCGGGACTTGCATGCTGAAACTGGCTTAATAACTGGACTGTACTGGACGGATGGTGAAACATGGCTGCACTAAAACCAGAGGTGAAAGCCGCCATCGTTCAAATGCTTGCGTGCTATGACACGCCTTCGCAGGTGGTCGAGGCTGTCCAGAAAGATTTCGGTATCGCCATCACCAGGCAGCAGGTTGAAACTCATGACCCGACAAAGGTTAGCGGCAAGACGCTCGCCAAAAAATGGGTCGACCTTTTCAACCGCACCCGCGACCGATTCCTCAACGAAATTTCCGACATCCCGATCGCCAACAAAGCCTACCGCCTGCGCGTCCTGCAGCGAATGTCGACGACTGCCGAGGGTATGAAAAACCTCGGCATGACAGCTCAGTTACTGGAGCAGGCGGCAAAAGAGGTTGGCGATGCCTACAGCAACAAGCAAAAGGTCGAGCTGACCGGTAAAGACGGCGGCCCGCTGAATCAGGTGACGTACACCGCTGAAGACTATGCGAAGGCCCAGCAGAAGCTGGAGGGAAGGTTAGAAGGGCTGGACTGATATGAGCGGAATTATCGAATGGGATGACCTGTCATTCCCGGAGCGCGTGATCATCCGTTCAAAGTCTACGAAGTCATTCCTGAACTTCACCCGGATATGGTTTGAGCTGATTCAGGGCGATCGGCTGCTGGTTAACTGGCATCACCGCCTGATGGCTTCGAAAATTGATGATCTGCTTGCCGGGCGCCTTGTCCCGCGAAACCTGATTATCAACATCCCGCCAGGCGGTACGAAAACTGAGTTCTTCTCCATTCACTTCCCGGCGTATGTCAACGCCCTGGTGCAGGAGAAGCGGCTTAAACGCTTTCGCAACCTGAATATCTCTTTTGCTGACACGCTGGTAAAGCGTAACAGCCGGCGCACCCGCGACATTATCGCAAGCCGTGAATATCAGGAGTTCTGGCCCTGCTCGTTTGGTGTCAACCAGGCGGAAGAGTGGGAGATAAAGGACGAACGAGGGCGCTCTATAGGGCAGACAGTATCGCGCTCAAGCAACGGACAGATCACCGGTGGTCGTGGTGGCTACTACGGACCAGAGTTCTCCGGCATGGTGATGCTGGACGACTACAACAAGCCGGTGGACATGCTCAGCGAGTCCCGACGCAAAAGCGCGAATACGCTGCTGGTTAACACCATTCGATCGCGGCGCGGCGATAAGTCGAAAGAGCACCCTACGCCATTTGTGAGCATTCAGCAGCGTCTGCACACCGACGACGCAACGGGCTTCATGCTTGCCGGCGGAATGGGGGTGCCGTTTCACCATGTCGCCATACCGGCCATGATCGACGAGAAGTACATCCAGTCGCTCGATGAGCCATGGCGTTCGCTTTGCTGGGAAACGGTCAAAGATACCGATTCTGTGGTCGTTGGTGGCGTTCGCTACTGGTCTTACTGGCCGCAGATGGAAGACGTTAACGACCTCCTGCAGCTGTGGGAAAAGGATCGCTATACCTTCCTGTCGCAATACCAGCAAAACCCGATGGCGCTGACTGGCGGGATCATCGACACCAGCTGGTTCAGAACGTACACCACGCTGCCGAAGCTTACGCACCGCGCCGTGTACGTCGATACGAACAGCGGTAAGGTAGAGGACTGGCTGGATTACACCGTGTTTACGCTGGCTGGCATGGGCGTGGACGGGAATCTGTACCTCATCGACGTCGTTCGCGGGCGGTGGGATCCGGAAGACCTCCTGAAGAAAGCGGAAGAGGTTTGGGAAAAGTGGCGCCTGTCTGGCTCCATGCGGGTTATGCCGCTGCGTCATATGGCCATTGAAGAGAAGCAGGCCGGACAGGGCCTTATCACCACCCTGAAAAAACGTAGTCAGACCCCAGGACAACTCGCCATCCCGGTGAGGGAAATTCCGCGCGGTACCGGGCAGAACAAGCTCGTTCGCTGCCTTAACGTCATCCCCCAAATCAAAACCGGGAAAGTGTTTGTCCCCGCGACGCACACCGACGACGGACAGAAGCTTTCCAGCATCTTCTACGAGGACGGCACGATCGCAGGCTCAACGGAGTGGGTGCTGACGGCGATGACGGAATGCGCTGCTTTCTCCGCTGATGACAGTCACGACAACGACGACATCCTCGATACCTGGATGGACGCAATCGACGACAACCTGATTTCCGGCCCGCAGCCGATGGTTATCGACCCGAATCAACTCAGGAGAATTTAAGTGTGGTGGTTTAAAAAGAAAGAAGTCGCCGCGCCTGAGCCGGCAAAAGAACCAGAAGCGCCTAAGGTCGGGATCAGGTCCGAGGCCGTGGCCGAAGTCCGCGCATTACCGAAAAGAGAGTTTCAGCGCTACGAACCGCCGAAAGGGGTGATCCCCGAGGCTATCAAAAGCGCCATTCTGGCAATGGACTCCACGCCTTACGACGATCTCAATGCTGCGTATGGCGGTTACGGCTACGGAGACTTTGATAGCTTTCCCGGCTACCCGTATCTGGCCACGCTGGCGCAGAAGCCTGAATATCGCAAGATGGTCGGCACCATCGCGGAAGAAATGACCCGCAAATGGATAAAGCTAAAAACTGTCGGCGATGAAGATAAGGCGGATCGGGTAAAACAGCTCGAAGAGGCCATGAAGCGGTTTAAGGTGCGCGAGTGCTTTAAAGAAGCCGCAGAACACGACGGCTACTTTGGCGGCGGCCAGATTTACATCGACGTTCGTTCGCCGCGGGGAATCTCCGCATGGATGGACGACAACGAGCTGCAATCGAAGCTCTTCATGAGCGACAAGAAGATCACGAAAGGCAGCCTGCAGGGGTTCAGGGTCATCGAGCCTATATGGACCTATCCGGGGATTTATAACTCCGACAACCCTCTGAGCCCGGATTTCTACAAGCCGACGCAGTGGTTTGTCATGGGCCGGACCGTTCATGCAAGCCGGATGATCGATTTCGTCTCGCGTCAGGTCCCTGATCTGCTGAAAGCATCGTATAACTTTCGCGGGCTGTCTCTCTCGCAGATTGCCGAGCCTTACGTCAATAACTGGCTTCGCACCCGCGACAGCGTCAGCGACATGATTCACTCCTATTCGATACCGGTTTTCAGTACGGATATGAGCCAAATTCTGAATGGTGGTGCAGCGGATAACCTGATTTCTCGCCTGCAGATCATGAACCAGTGCCGAGATAACCGAGGTGCGTTCGCTGTCAATAACGATCCGAACAAACCGGAAACCGTGGAGTTTGTCAGCGCTCCTATCGCTGGTCTTGATGGGTTGCAAGCGCAGGCTTTTGAACAGCTATGCGTACCATCAAGCGAGCCCCTCGTTAAATATGCAGGGATCACTCCAAGCGGCTTGAATGCATCGTCCGAAGGCGAAATCCGGGTTTTCTACGACTATATCCATGCCCTGCAGCAGGCTGTTTTTAAAGACAACCTGAAGCGTGTGATGGACATCATTCAGCTCTCTGAGTTCGGCGACATTGACGACGGCATAACCTTCGACTTTGAGCCGCTGTACGAAATGAGCGCTAAAGAGAGAGCGGAAATTCGGAAGCTTGACGCTGAAACGGATGCTGCTTATGTCAGCGCTGGCGTGCTATCCGGCAACGAAGTCCGCGAAAAAATCGCCGGCGACCCGGACTCGCCCTATCACTCTCTGGACCTGAATGATGACCTCGAAATCGAAGACGACTACGACGAAGAGGAAGAAACAGACCCTGACGATAAGGGCGGTTCATCCTAACGCTGGCGTCGAAGCATGGTACCGCCGACAGCTTGATAAGCAGGTGCAGGAAATGCAGGCATCTGTTGTCTACTGGCTGTCGGCAAACTATCGGGCCAGCGGCGCGGCTGTCGCCATGGATGCATCACCTGCAGTGATGATGCGGAATGCCATGCAGAAACTGGCTAAGCGCTGGACGCGGCGGTTTGATGACATGGCGCAAAAGCTGGCCGACAGGTTCGCTAACGACGCCATGAAAAACGCGGATGCGTCACTGGCCACAGCCTTCAAAGATGCGGGGTTTACTGTCGAGTTCAAGATGACCTCGCAGATGAATAACGCTCTTCAGGCGACCATCGCCGAGAATGTCGGCCTTATCCGATCCATCCCCGAGAAGTATTTCACCGAGGTGGAAGGGCTGGTTATGCGGTCGGTAGCGCGTGGGCGCGACCTGTCCTATCTCACCGATGAACTCCAGAAGCGATACGGGATTACCCGGCGCCGTGCGGCGTTCATTGCCCGAGATCAGAACAACAAGGCCACCTCAGTCGTTCAGTCTGCGCGACAGCAGGCGCTAGGCATTACCCAGGGTATATGGAAGCACTCCCACGCAGGTAAGAAGCCTCGCCAGTCCCATGTGAAAGCTAATGGCAGGCTTTTCGACCTCTCGGAGGGGATGCTCATTGATGGCGAGCACATCATGCCAGGCGAATTACCAAATTGTCGTTGCACCTGGGAGGCTGTCATTCCAGGGCTTTCAAAACAGGATTGAGCAATGAACCCCACAGAGTGCTTAGCTTTCGATCGCGCCTCTGTGCGCACTATCGACGCAAATGGCCGCCTTCAGATTTCACGAACGAATATCAGCAAGGCAAACGTCAACGCCTACTACGGACGAGAGATACCAAGAAGCGAAGAACTTGGGCTCGAACCCAACAAGCTTTATCGGCTTTGGCGCCACCCGGACGAGCTCCGGAAAGCAGCCAAAACCTTCAATAACATCCCCGTGCTCAGCAAGCACATCCCCGATTTTCCCACCGACCCGCCCAATGAATTTCGTGTTGGCGTGACGCACTCCAATGCGGAGTTTGACGGCACGTATCTCACGGTTGGTATGTCGATCTGGGATAACAGCGCGATTGCTGGAATTGAGAGCGGAGAGCAGCGAGAGCTATCTGCATCGTACAAGTACGTCGCAGACATGACCCCGGGTGTTACCCCTGACGGCGAGCCTTATGACGGCGTTATGCGTGACATTTTCGGAAACCACGAAGCGCTGGTCCCTGACGGCCGCGCAGGGCCAGATGTACTGGTCGCAGATTCATTACCACCGGAGCTTAATCACATGCGTAAACATAAGGTAGCGGCGATCCGCGCCACCCTTAAGCCACTTCTGGCGCAGGATGCAGATCTGGAGGCAGAAGTCCGCAAAGCTCTTCTGGCTCTTGATGAAGCCGAAAAGGAAGACGAAAAAGAAAACAAACCCGCCGACGACGAAGACGACGACGAGAAGGATAAGAAAAAAACGGCGGACGATGAGGACGACGAAGAAGACAAGGACAAGAAGAAAACCGCCGAAGATGAAGACGATGAAGAAGACGACAAAGTCTCCAAAACGGCGATGGACTCTGCGATCCGCCTGGCGGCCGACAGCGCAACTAAAAAGGCTGCGGAAAACTTCCGGAAAATCCGTGAAGCCGAGCAGGTTGTGCGCCCGCTGATCGGCGACGTCGTTGCCATGGACTCAGCCGAAGATGTCTATCGCACCGCGCTTGAACAGAGCGGCGTGGATATTTCCGGCGTTCACCCGTCCGCTTATCCGGCGATGGTCAAAATGGCGATCAGCCAGAAAGAAAATTCACGCCCTGTCATTGCGCAGGATTCCGCTTCCGTCAGTGAGTTCGAAAAAGCATTCCCGACCGCTGGCAAACTGAAACGAGGTTAACATGGCAGGTTTTCAGACACGAATTAACCAGTATCCGGCCCCCGGCGTCGAAGGGGCCTTTGCTGGCACCAACCCTCACGCGACCTATCAGGCTGGCGAGGGCGCTCTGGTTGCTGGCGAGGACGGCCTGACTGTTGGCCGCTTCGCCTGGGACGTTGACGGTGTGGCTTCCAATGCCGGTAGCGGTGTTCCGTCTGGCTTTGTCCATCGTGATGGTCAGGCCTCGATCACCGTTTGGCTGGGTCAGGCATCCATGCTTATCCAGCCCGGCCGCGAAATCACCCTGATGGTAGCCGGTGACTTCTGGGCCAAAACGTCAACCGCTGCCACCCGGGGGCAGAAGGTTTTTGCATCCCTGACCACCGGTGAAGTGCAAATCGCAGCGGCCGGCGCAACCGTGTCCGGTTTTATCGAGACCGCATTCTATGCCGCAAGCGATTGTGACGCTGGCGAGCTGGTCAAAATCAGCACCTGGAGCAAGTAATGAACGAATTTCAGCGACACTACGCCGCAGCCAGCGGGAAATATGGCATTGTGCTGCCCGGCGCGAAGGACTACCTGAAGCCGGAGTTTGCGGAGAATTTCGCGCTGGCGATGGATGCCCAGCCGCAAATGGTTACTGCGAATAACGCCGGTATCCCGGCCTACTTCACTAACTACGTCGATCCGGAACTTATCCGCGTTCTCGTAACGCCGATGAAGGCTGCAGAGATTATCGGTGAAGTGAAAAAAGGCGACTGGACGACGCTGACCTCGCAGTTCCCGATCGTCGAGTCGACTGGCGAAACCAGCGCTTACGGCGACTTCAACAACAACGGCATGACGTCCGCCAACGTCAACTGGGTACCGCGCCAGTCGTTCCATTATCAGACTCACACCCGCTGGGGTGAGCGCGAGCTGGACATGTACGGCGCCGGGCGTATCGGCTATGCCGCCGAGCTTAACGTGGCCTCTGCGCTTGTGCTGAACAAGTTCCAGAACAAGTCCTACTTCTACGGCATCGCCGGACTGGAAAACTATGGTCTGCTCAACGATCCGTCTCTGAGCGCTCCGGTGACGCCGGCAGCGACTGGTTCCGGCGGTAGCGTTACCTGGGCAACTAAAGACGGGCAGGCCGTATATGACGACATCTCCGGTCGCCTCTATAAGCAGCTGGTCTCTCAGACCAAAGGCCTCGTAGAGCGTACCGATCGCATGGTGCTCGGTATGTCGCCGGAAATGGAAGTCAACCTGACCAAGACGAACCAGTACAACGTGAACGTCACCGATCAGCTGAAGAAAAACTTCCCGAACATGCGTATCGAAACCGCTGTTGAATACAGCACCGACGCAGGCGAGCTTGTGCAGCTGATTGTTGAGCGTCTGGGTGAGCAGGACACCGCTTACGCAGCGTTCACCGAGAAGATGCGTGCCCACGCTGTCGTGGTGGAAGAGTCTTCCTGGCGGCAGAAAAAATCCGGTGGCACCTGGGGTGCAATCATTCGTCAACCGCTGGGCATTGCCAGCATGATCGGGGTGTAACATGGCCGAAACAGTAACTGTAGGATGCAAACTGCCGAACGGCCTGATCCTGGAGCAGGGCGCGTACAAAGTGGAGCTTAACGGCTCCAATTCCTCTCGCGTTGTCGGCGGCTACGGCCTGACCGAAGACGTGGACAAGGAAGCCTTTGAGGCGTGGCTGGCAGTACATGCTGAGCAGCCCTACGTTCGCAAAGAGCTGGTGTTTGCCCAGACGAAAACCAGCAGCGCCCAGGCGAAAGCAAATGAAAACGCTTCGGAGAAAACCGGTCTGGAAGGTCTGGATCAGAACAACCCGGCCCCAGGCATTGAGAAGGCGGACAAAAAATAATGGCGATCGTTGTCTTTGATGTTGCCGCATTTCGTGAGCGTTATCCGGAGTTCGATGCCGTAAGTGAAACGCTGCTTAATGCGTACTTCACGGAGGCAACGATTTACCTGAATAACACGGACAGCAGCCCGGTAAAAGATATCTCTATCCGGGCTCTTTTCCTGAACATGCTGGTTGCGCACATTGCGGCGCTGAATTCAGGCGTAAACGGCGAAAAGGCTTCTGGTCTGGTTGGCCGTGTGGCAAGCGCATCTGAGGGGTCAGTGTCAGTATCAGCTGACGCAGGGCCCTCAAGCGAAAGCTCCTGGTGGTATAAGCAGACTACTTACGGGTCAGCTTACTGGGAGGCCACAAAGCCTTACAGGACAGGGTTTTATGTCCCTGGCTCATCCCCTTCAATGTACCCTGGCCATTATAACCGTCGTTCATTCATCCGGAGGTAGCTATGGATGGAATGTCAGGCGGCGATAAGCTGATGGAGCATCTGCAGTCTGTCGCAAAGGGGCTTTCCTCTGGTGATGATTTGAAGGTGGGCTTCCTTGAGGGGGCTAAGTACCCAGACGGGACGCCAGTAGCACTTGTGGCAGCAACTAACGAATTTGGCGGCACTGTAAAAATCCCGGCGCATACCCGGGATTTGAACTTTTACGTTCGCCGTGACGGAGTTTCGCGCTTCGCAAAGCCATCAAAGGCCAATTTCGCGCAGTCAGTAATGATACCCGAGCATATCGTTACGATCCCATCCAGGCCGTACTTCAGGAAGACCATTTCTGAACATGGTCCGGAGTGGGGCGGAGAGCTCGGGAAGCTCATGAAGGCAAACGATTTTGACGCCCGCAAGAGCCTGGCGCTGATGGGGGAGCGGATCAAGGGGCAGATTCAGTCGTCAATCATCGCCTTTTCTGAACCGCCGAACGCAAAAAGCACGGTCGACAAAAAAGGGTTTAATGACCCGTTAATCGACTCGGCCCACATGCTGAACTCGGTCGACTACGAGGTGAAAGAGTGAATCTTCATTCCATAGTGCGAGGCGCCATTAGTGCGGTTAATCCTCGCGTCGAGGCGCAGATTTACCGCTCGATCGGACCAATCAAAAACCCGGATTACTCGACCTCTCCAGGTTTCGCGCCGCCGGTAACGATGATGGTGCAAAAGCAGGCGCTGAGTCAGGCTGATATCAGGCACATGGATAACATGAACATCCAGGGTGTGCTGGTCAGTATCTGGACGGATGGCAACTGGTGTGGGATTAACAGGGAGCGGCAGCAGGGCGGCGATAAGTTCGTTATCGGCAATGAAACATGGCTGGTTGTGGATGTGCCTGAAATCTGGCCGGACTGGACGAGGGTTATCGCATGTCAACAATTGACGTAGGCCTGCAGGTCACTGAAAGCGATCTGTTTAAGGCGACTGGCGATTTCCTTTCTGTCCTCTTCCCGGACGCAGAGATCACGCAGACTCAGCAAAATCAGACCCCCATGCCGAAAGGCGGTTTCATTACTATGACGCCGCTTTTTCTGACGGACCTCTCAACCAGTGCTGTCAATTACGAGTATGACGGCGTTAGCGATTACGGGCGGGCAGAACTTCGCCGCGTTGATGAATGGCAATGTCAGCTCGATTTCTACGGAGATCAGGCGCAAAACAATGCCACCATCTTTTCGCGCATCGCCCGCTCCGAATTCGCATGCACATGGTTCAGGGAAAACGCAAATGTCCTGGTGCCGCTTTATTCCGGCCCCCCGCGGCAAACCTCGATGATCAACGGCGAGAAACAGTGGGAATCCCGCTGGACGCTTGAATTCCACGCAAACCCGCTGATTGTCGTCAGCGTTCCTCAGCAGTTTATGACAGGCGCAGATGTGATATCGCAGCCGGTCGACGTGAGATTTCCTCCGGAGAAATAATAAATGGCAATTTCGCTATCAAAAATCGCCCAGATGCTTCCCGGCGTACTGAAGGCGACAGGGACAGCTATTGATCTCAATGGCCTGTTCCTGACCGACAGCGCATACGCGCCGGTTGGTGCAGTACCCTCATTTTCCAGTGCGGATGAGGTAAAGGCGTACTTCGGCAGCGCGTCGATTGAGTACACCGCCGCGGTGCTGTATTTCGCCGCTTTCACCGGTAAAACGCAGATGCCTGGCAAGCTGTATTTTAGCCGATTCAATACCGCAGCAGTGGCGGCATTCCTTCGTTCCGGATCGCACGCCGCGACCACGCTGGCACAGCTCAAGTTGCTTTCGGGTACGCTGACTCTGACCGTTGACGGCACGGAGGAGACTTCTGCGGCTATCAACCTCAGCGGCGCCACCAGTTTTGATAACGCTGCAGAGCTGATTGAAACCGGCATTGGCTCCTCGGTTGTAGTGACCTGGGATAGCGTGCTGAAGAAATTCATCATCACCTCTGCCACCACAGGCGTGGATAGCACCATTACCTTTGCCGATGAAGGTACGCTGGCCACAGGCCTTAAACTGACCGAAGCGACTGGCGCGGTGATCTCTCAGGGTGCGGCGCCGGCAGTGGTTGACGATATCTTTACTGCCATTCTGGCCAAAGAGCAGGACTGGGTAACATTCTCCACGACATTCGCTGTCACCAAAGACCAGGCTAATGCGTTTGCGCTCTGGACAAACAGCCAGAACCACCGCTTTGCCTATGTCCCATGGGACGCATCAGGAACGGCAATCGTGGCGGGCAGCTCGAATGCACTGGTGTACGACATCATCAACACCTACGCCTATAACGATACCTGCCCGGTGTATGGTTATCCGAACCACGCAGCAAACGCTATGGGGTTTGTGGCTGCGCTGAACTTCACGCAGGCCAATGGGCGCTGTTCTCTGAATGGTCGTCAGGTGTCCGGCCTGCTGCCGATGATCAGCAACGATACTGATTACGAGGCGGCCAAGGCCAACGGCTATAACTTCTACGGCAACTATGCCTCGAATGCCGTCGAAACCAACCAGTGGGCGCCCGGCTCTATTACCGGTGATTACGCCTGGCTTGACGCCTGGGCGGGTCAGGTATGGGTTAACGCTCAGCTTCAGGCGGCTCTCGTTGCGCTATTCCAGCAGGCGAGCAATCTGCCTTACGCAGCAGCCGGGAAAGCTCGTATTGAGTCGTGCATGAAGCCGACCATTGAGCAGTTCAGGGCATGGGGTGGCATGACGGCAGGCACCGATCTTGACCAGTCGCAGATCGACCAGATTAACGCCATCGCTGGCGTCGATGTTACGGATTCGCTTCTGGCTGAAGGGTATTACGTCTACATCGGCCCGTTCACCCCGGCAATGCGCGCCGCGCGTACCAAGCCAACGGTTTACTTCTGGTACACCGACGGCGGGATCATCCAGGGTATCACCGTTAACAGCACGGAGGTGCAGTAATGGCCGGTCAAAATATTACGGCGGCTGACGCCATCATTGAGCTGGTAATCGCTGAGCTCTACCCCTCAGGGTTTAACCTGGAACAGTTCGAAGCGCAGAACATCTTCGAAATGGGTGATACCGACATGGCAGAATATCAGCGTTCTGCGGATGGAAAGCTTCTTGTCGGTTTTGTTTATGGTGATCTGCCGTGGACATTCCATCTGGCAGCATCCTCCCCGTCGATTAAGTACATCGACAACTGGCAAACCACGCAGATGACCACGCGGTCTGTGCTGCGTGTTAATGGGACGGTGATCCTCCCATCGCTGGGTAAAAAGTACATCATGACTAACGGTGTATTACAGCGAGCACGCCGCATGCCGTCTGCCGGCCGTGTGCTTCAGCCGGTAACTGGACTCATCCAGTGGGAAACTGTCACCCCGCAAGAGTACTCAGCGTAAAAAAATCAGCCCGGCTAAGTCCGGGCTTTTTTATACCAGCAACAAATCGCGCACTCGCGTGCGTCTTCCCACAAGAGCTTTCCGTAGTGTGAGTCTGAGACAGGGCGGTGGATTTCATCGTTCCGCTCTTGGCCGCCCACGTCTACGCGAGCAGGCTCACACCACAGAAAGGTAAATACGATGAAGTATCCAACCGTATCAGTAAACGGCGTCTCCGTTCGTGTTGATGACTATGGGCGCTACAGCCTGAATGATCTTCACGCTTCGGCAGTATTTAGCGGTCAAGCCAAAGAGAATCAAGGGCCAAGCCAGTTTCTTCGCTCCAAAAAGGTTAAAGATTTTGTTCAGACTTTAGCCAGAATGCAAAAATGCATTCAGGAAGAAAATCAACCAGTTAAGGTTATTAATGGTGGTTTGAATCAAGGCGTCTGGGCTCTGGAGATTGTCGCTATACGCTATGCCGCATGGCTCAGTGCTGAGTTTGAAATCCGTGTTTATCAGACATTCCAGTCTCTTGTTCGTCAGGGATTTGATGCCATGGCCCGCTTAAATAAAATCGACCATGTGATAAACGCTGAAACTAAGGAAGTGAGTCAGTGCGCAAGTCGAATGGGCAAGTGGGGTGCCGGTGGAAGAAAGCGCCTGCTTATGGCCGCCCGCGCCCGTGTGGTGGATGAGGTTCAGATGTACCTCCCAGGATTTGAGGCGTGAACCTCCTAAAGTCACAATTCCAGATAGCCCACCATGGTGGGCTTTTTTATTGCCAGATAACTCATTCAGGAAACAAAAATGGCTCGTAAAAGCATCGTATTCACGGTTGAAGCAGATAACCGTGACAAGGGTAAGCAGTTCAAAATCACCGAAATGCCGTCGAGAAAGGCCGAAGAGTGGGCGATCCGCCTGGCGTGCGCTGTGATTGGCGCCGGCGTTACCGTTCCCGACAATATGATGATGGCCATCGGTGCTGCGGTGGCGCCGGCCCCAGCCGAGGATAACGCAGAAGCTCGCGAGCTGTACGAAAGCGTGATGGCCAGCGGTATGGCCGGACTCGCTCAGTGGGGTATCACTTCACTGGCTAAAGTTCCGTTCGCACAGTCAAAGCCTCTGCTTGATGAGTTGCTTGGCTGCGTGAAATTCCTCGGCGGTAACGGTATCGAGACAGCGCTTGTTGACGAAGGGCAGATCGAAGAAATTAGCACCTGGTCGCGCCTGAAAATCGAAGCCTTCAAACTCCATATCGCTTTTGTAGCAGCCACCGCAAGTTAGAAATCCCCTTATCCGTTCCTGAAGATTCAGATCGCGGCTTTATACAGTATGCGAATGTACCGCGCACCATCGCCGCGGTGATCTCCGGGAAAATGGCGACACTCCACGAACTGGACACGGTGTACAGCGTCCAGGATATGTGGTGGCTGATTGAAATAATGACCGTGGATAACACCAACAGAGCCATAGCGGCGGAGAGTGATCATGGCAGCAACGGTAATTGATGCCCTCCTGGTGACGCTGGGCCTTGATACTTCTCAGTTCCGCAAAGGCCAGCAGGAAGTCAGTGACGACCTGAAAAAGCAGCGCGAAGACGCCAAAAACACCGCCAAGGAAATGGCGGAGCAGGGCAAGAAAGCCGCTTCGTTCTTCAGCAGCATAAAGACGGAATTGCTGGCACTGACTGGCGTTACTGTCACTGCCGGCGGCCTGATAAGCTTTGTGAAAAGCACCACTTCCGGCCTGATGGATTTGTCGATCCAGTCGAAAGCGCTGGGACTATCGGCCCGCGAGCTTGACGGTTGGTCAAAGTCAGCTGAGGCGGCAGGAAGTTCGGCTGAGAAGATAAGCGCTTCTCTGCAGGGGTTTCAGGGCGCCATACAGGGAGCGAGAGTCGGCGATTACAGTAGTTCTATTTTTGGTGGTCTGGCGCAATTAAATGCGCTGACGGGCCAGAATTTTGACGTGTGGGGACAGGACGCCAGTTCCCTGGCCAAAACATCCCTTGATGCGCTACGGAAAATCAGCGATCCAAACCTTCGCCGGCAGGTCGGGTTAAGTCTTGGATTTGATGATGCAACCTTGCAGCGTAATCAGGAAGGGAAATTCCTGCCTGACGTTGATCGCCTGACCAAAAGCTCCGGCATTACAGACGCCTCAACCAAAGGCGCAAAGGAATTTACAGCCGCATGGGCGGAGCTGGGGCAAAATCTCGACACGGTAAAAAACCAGATTTACGTGGGCTTGATACCAACCATTCGCGATCTGAATGGTCTCCTCATAGAGTGGTCGTCTGGTAACGCAAAATCCTCTTCATTCTTCAAAGAGCTGAAGCGGGACATTAACGACATTACTGGTATTGACCTTGGTAGCTGGACGCTATCAGGCGATCTACGCAACCTCAAAGATAACTTTTCCATGCTCGGAAAAGTGCTAAACCACCTGGGTAACGCTTTAAACGAGCTCAATAATGGCAACTTCTCCAAGGCTGCCGATGAGTTTAAAAAGGCGTGGTATGGCACTGAAGACGGAAAGCCTACCGGCAATGATGCGCTGCCCGGAGTGACGAAGGCAGCCGAGCAGGCGCTGAAGAAAAACGGCGGCACACTGGATTTTAAACCTGATCAGGACTCTGCGTATCTAAGCCCGCAGCAGCAGGCAACGCAGAAAATGCTGGATGCAGTTAAGTTTCAGCCGCTTCCTGAACAGCGCAGGCAGCAGCAGGATGAGAGAGACTACTGGGAAAGCACCAAAAATCTCCTTTCAAAAATCGCTGATGCCCTGATCTCTCCAGCTGGCGCGGCAACAATGCAGCCAGATACCTCGGGATACCAGCCAAACGTCCCGCTTAACGCACAGGCTGCTCGCCTTGGCGCCAAAGGAAGGGCATTTCTTCAGGCTATGGCTGGCGAATTCGGGGCGCTGGAAGGTAAATATGGACTCCCCGCAGGGCTGCTGTCTTCGGTGGCTGGTACTGAATCGGGTGGCGACCCGTTCGCAGTATCCCCCAAAGGGGCGAAAGGCCCATTCCAGTTTATGGATGGAACTGCCAGAGACTTGGGTTTGAAGGGGATGGATGTTTATGACCCCCACAAGTCAGCTGATGCCGCTGCAAGATATTTGCGCTATCTGCTGGATGCTACTGGTGGCGATCTGGAAAAAGCTCTTGCCTCATATAACTGGGGGCTTGGAAACGTCCAGAAGAAAGGCATGGATAACCTACCGTCGGAAACTCGCAATTACGTCCCTAAAGTCATGGCCGGAATGCGCCCCGGCGCCGGGATGGCCGTAGACCGAGCGATGCCCGGGCAGTCCGGTGCGACTTATCAGTTTTATGGCACCAAAATCACCACCCAGGCCCAGAACGTGGAACAGCTTACCAGCGACATCAAAAAGCACGGCGACAACCGTGTCATGCTTTTGGCTGGCTACTCAGGACAATAACTCATGTCGTTTTCTCTGAATGTCTCGACAGTGCTATCCGCCATTCAGGGAGGAAGCCTGTTATCCGTCCTTAACAGCGCCCTGTCGCCAACTTACCGGATCACCTATAACACCGTTGACGAGTCGCTTTTGACGGCTGCAGCCGGGCAGGAGGTTTTCTCTCCTTCCGGCTGGGTTAGTGTTGATCGCTACGGTGATGCGGCGGTAACTAAGGGGCCGGTAGAAAAGGGCCGGTACACGTCCTACAACAAAGTGAAACAGCCGTCTGAACTGAGGATCATTTTTGCCCTTGAGGGATGGACGGCTTTTTCCGGGTCACTGCCTAACCTGACCAATTTCTCTCTGCTAAGCCGGAACAATTTCATTCAGAAACTGGATGAGATGAAAAACACGGCCAGCACCTACAACATCGAGACGCCGGACACGGTGTATTACAGCTACGATCTGACCCACTTCGATTATTTTGTGGGGTCATATCGCGGGCAGACGTTGTTGATGGCGAACTGCACTTTCGAGGAGATCATGGACGGCGGGGAGGTCATGCTTTCAAATGCTGTTATTGAAGGGCCGCCGACCAGCAACGCGAAAACCAACAATGGCGCCGCAGCCTCAACGCAGGTGATCACCGGGGCAACGAAAGAGGTGACATTGAGCGATGTTAAGAATGCCTGGTCAAGTGCAGATACAACCTTATCAGACGCTCTTCAGACGACTGGGGCGGCGATTGTGTCTAACGTTAACTCGGCAGCCGAGTCGGTATCTAAGTCGTGGGACAGCTCTTCTACTGCAGTTTCTAAGCAGATAAAAAGCACCGTCTCCGACTTTCTGGAAAAGGTGATGTGACATGCAGGAAATTAGCTTATCACCGTCACTATCCCAAAAGGTCTATGTCACGCTTGGCGGCCAGAACTGCGCGATCAAGTTACATCAGCGTTCAACCGGGTTTTACGCCGATCTGTATGTCGATGACAAGCCGATATTTCAGGGCGTTCTCTGCCTGAACTGCGTTTACCTGGTGCGGTATAAATACCTGGGGTTCAGTGGCGATCTGGTTTTCGTTGACTCAAAAGGTACAGCTGATCCCTATTACGACGAAATCGGCACCAGATTCAAGCTGTATTATGCGACGAGCAGTGAGGTCGGCAGATGAGTTACAAGGAGAGAGAGCTTACCGTATCGTTTACGCTGGCCAACGGTACGTTTGACGGCGGCATTGGTAACACGCTGACGGTTAAAGGCTTCAAGTGTGAAGCTGCTATATCTGCCTTTGGCGGCGCTACAGGCACAATGATGGAGCTAAGCCTGTGGGGCCTGTCGCTGGAGAACATGGCCAAGTTGACGACCAACGCGCAAAAAATAATCGCCGCAGAGCAAAATGCTATCGTCGTTTATGCCGGAGACACCCGTGTTTTTTCCGGGTCAATTACATCTGCCAGAATTAATCTGAACCAGATGCCGGACGCGCCGATTGAGATAACCGCGGCGGCCGCCGGCAGGGAGCGCCTGATCCCCTGTGAGCCTACATCCATTCGCGGCGACGCGGATGTAGCTGATATGATTCGCGCTCTTGCCTTTAAAGTTGGCCTGAAATTCATCAATGTCGACGTCAAAAGCACCGAGCGCAACCCGGTGTACAAAGGCAATGCGATAAAGCAGATCATTGAAATAGCAGCTGCGCATAAAATAACGGTAAATATTGATTTTGGCACCGTCACCATTTACACAGGTAAAAAGCCTTCAGATTCCGTTGTTCCATTAATTTCTCCAGAGCACGGCCTTATTGGGTATCCGATTTTTTATGACATGGGGATTAACTTTCGCTGCATTTACTCTCCAGCTCTGAAACTGAATACCAAAATCATCCTTGAGACTGACCTGCCGCACGCAAGCGGGGAATGGGTTATTCAGGCAGGAACCACTCATTATCTTTCCTGTAAAGTTCCCGGTGGTCTGTGGGAAACGTTCGTTGTGGCCGCGCCTGGGTATCTTGTAAAAGGGGATGAAAATGCTAACTAACCAGACCCCTGAGAGCGTGTCATCGCAGGGTAACGCCATATTATCGCTGCTACATTCAGCGCTGAAAGGAATGACGTTTGTCGATATTGTTCTGGTTAGGGAGGTTGAAGGCAATGTGTTGACCGTTCTCCCCCTGGTTAATGATGTAGACGTTTCAGGCCGGGCCATTGCCAATCAGGAAGTTTACCAGATCCCATACCTCAGACTTCAGGCTGGAAACAGCGCGGTAAAAATGGAGCCAAGGCCAGGAGACATTGGTCTGGTTGTGATCTGCGATAAGGACACCACGAACGTTAGGGAAACCAGATCAGAGGGGCCAGCACCAACTCAGCGCCGGCACTCGTATTCCGATGCGATGTACATAACCGCAATAGCCAGCATGAATGGCGAGCCTACTGAATTCGTTGAATTTACCGGAAGTGGCATAAATATAAAGAGCCCAGGCGTCGTTAACATCAATGGATTGAAAATCCTTGCCAACGGCAAACTTCAACTGGTTGATGGCTCTATCGTTGATGGACATGACCATGGCGGGGTAATATCAGGGGGAAGCCGAACCGATCCCCTGGAGCCGTGATGAAAAAATTAATAGTCATTTCAGCATTTATCCTTTTTGCCTTATCTCCGCCAGTCATATCAAAGCAGATAACATCACATTTAAAAATGGTTGATGGCTATTTTAATGGAATTCTCACGGCAAATGATGACGAACCGATATGGTTTGGTATCTTAGAGTTTGACTTTTTAGGCAGCCAGCACCTAACCTGCAGAATGGACTCAATGCATACCTCCGGAGATGCGCCGGACAGGATGTCGTCAGTTAACTACCGTTGCCAAAATGGGTTTTCTGTCCAGCTATTAAAAAAAGAAAACGAAAGGCACGCTACTTTACGCCTACAAAACACAAACTTTGACAGTGGCGATGAAAGGCAGTTAGGTAGTTACAAGGTTACCTCTTCAATCCCTTTAACGATGATTGAAAATAATAAATATAATGATGATTTGTTCAATAAGAGGAACGCCGAGAGGGAGCGATGGATAAAGGAAAATACTGTTGACGTTTTTTCAGCGTGCGACATTATTATGTCATCCCACCTTTTGGCTTATCAAATGGTAAATACTGGAACACAAAATAACAGCGCAGGCAGGAATGAAATAAGGGATGCGCTGTCAAAACTTTACCCAAAAAATGCGGATGAAATGGCACAATCCTTTATAATCTTTCACTCTGGCGACAAAGAGCCTTTCGGGATGCCGCTTACATTTGGAGTTAAGGGGCGCATGATTAAAATGTGCATGGATCAGCCTGGTGATTACATTCCTGAGTTTGGCTCGCTGGTCATGTCAGGTAAAATATTCAGATAAAAGTTTCTTATTTATAAACCACAGTAATTAAACAATAGACCTCGCTTCGGCGGGGTTTTTTTATGGGCGAAATCCATGAAAACAATATCTCTCAAACTTGACCCCGATACCTGGGATCTTGTCCTTGATGAGCTGGGTAATATCGCCACGGTTGAAAATCCCTACGCCTGTGCTCAGGACGTAGCGACGGCATGCCTGGCCATACGCGGCGAGTGCATTTACGAAAAAGACACCGGCGTTAATTACAAAGAGCTTCTGAACGTTAAGGCCAGCACCGGCGCCATGGCGGCCGCGCTTCAGGTTGAAGCGTTGCGGATGAGCTATATCGCGCGCGCTGAGCCGACGCTGATTAACAACCGCGATACGCGCCGCACTACAGGCGTTATTGCAATCGTGGATACCAACGGCCTGGATTCCAGCGTCACCCTGTGAGGAAAAAATGACGACAATCTCTACGGCGGTACCGGCCGTGACCTTTTCCACCACTGGCCTTGATGTTCCAGATGAGGGAGACATTCTTGCCGGGCGTATAGCAGATATTGGCTCTGCATTCGGGACGGCGATGAGCACGAACCTCAAGACGCCGCAGGGGCAACTGGCTGTCACTGATACTGCAATCATCGCAGACAAGAACGATCAGCTTCTGGCTATCGTCAACAACATGAACCCGGACTTTTCCTCCGGCAGATTTCAGGATGGCATCGGCAGGATTTACTTCCTCGATCGCATTGCTGCTGCGGGTACGGTTGTAACGGCCACATGCTCCGGCGTACCGGGAACGGTTATTCCGGCACAGTCCTATGCAACCGACGATAACGGTTATATGTACGTGTCCCTGGCGGCCGGAACGATTGGCGCAGACGGGACGGTAAAGATCGAGTTCCAGAACCTGACAACCGGGCCGATAGCTTGCCCCATCGGTACGCTGACAAACATCTATATCGCGGTAAGTGGCTGGTCAAGTATCACCAACGAGACCGCGGGTGTGCCTGGCTCGAATGTTGAAGGGCGTTCTGCATTTGAGTATCGCCGTCGCCAGTCAGTGGCACGTAACGCCTTTAACACAGCAGCGGCTGTGCGGGCTTCCGTTCTGGAAGTCGACGGGGTGCTTGATGTTTATGTCATCGACAACAAAGAGCCGACTTCCGTCGAGAAAGGTTCCACGAATTACACACTGCTGGCCAGCTCGATTTATATCGGAGTTTATGGCGGGGCAGTAGCTGACATTGCAGCGGCTATCAATAAAAAACTCCCCCCTGGCACCATTATGAACGGTGACACCACCGGAACCGTGCAGGATACCGAAAATTATGACGCCCCTTATCCGGAGTACACCTACAGGTGGAAAACGCTGGACGCGGTGAGTGTTCATATCAAGGTGGAATACGAGGCAAATGATGGCCTTCCGTCAGATATCAACGCGCAGATCAGAACGGTCGTCCTGAATGCCTTCACCGGAGCAGATGGCGGTACCCGGGCGCGTGCCGGCGCGCGAATTTATGGCAGCCGCTATATCGGACCCATTCAGGCGCTTGATGCACAGAACATGAACGTTCTTTCTGTCCAGGTCTCTCTGGACGGAACCACCTGGTCTAGTGCGCTGACTATGGGGATAGATCAGGAGCCGACTCTCGATGCGACAAACATCATAACGGAGGCGGTAAGTGAATAATTTCGACTGGACGATCTACGCGCAGTACGTGAACTCAACCAGCCTGCGGTCACTGATTGACACCTTTAACGCTTCTGTAGCGCCAGAGGACTGGATAGACACGTTCTATGACCTCGTATTCAACATCGAGACCTGCGGCGATTACGGGCTGATGTGCTGGGGTAAAATCGTTGATGTAGAGCGTTTGCTGACTGTGACGCCATCCCAGCAGTTTCTGGGGTTTGGCGAAGCGACCAGCACCCCGGCAGAACTCACCGACCCGCAACCCTTTAACCAGGCACCTTTCTATACCGGCGTGCAGGACACGAACACTGTGGTCCTGACCAATGATGCATACCGCAAGCTGATCATGTGCAAAGCGATGGCGAACATCAGCGACTGCACCGTTCCGGTCATGAATCGCATGCTGATGTACATGTTCGGCGCCAGCGGGCGGGCTTACGTGCGTGACGATGGCAACCATGTCATGAGCTACGTATTCGAATTCCAGCTTTCCGATTCTGAGCTGGCCATAGTGCAAAGCTCCGGCGCGCTTCCTTCCCCTCCCGGGGTAAAAGTTAACATCGTTCAGGAGGTCTGAATTGAATAATTCAGCCATGCCGTCACGTCTGACGGTTGTATTTTCTGCGAGCGGCGACAAAAACACGATCCCGGTCAATTCCACCTCTGAAACGCTGGCTGACGGCCTGGCGGCGATGGACTCCGGTTTCCCGCCGCTGACCCGTATCGCACTCTCTGCCGGCGGTAAACCGCCAAAGGGGCAGGACTTTAACGGCATTTTCAATGACGTTTACACGCGCCTTCAATGGTCAGCTGCCGGGATGGGGTATCCATTTAGTAACGAATTCAGCGCTGCAATTTCCGGATACCCGAAGGGGGCTATTGTTCCTGCTTCTGATTACTCAGGTAGATGGTTGAACCTGAACAACGGAAATACAGTGAATCCAGAATCACCTTCAGGATCTCCTACTGGGTGGGTTCCTCAGAGTTCATATGGAATTACTGCCATTTCTGGTATTTCAGGATCCAGTATCATCTTGTCTTCACTACAGGCCGCAAAAGAACGAATTATCCTGAGCGGGACATTAACTGCAAATATCAATCTGGTATTTCCTGCGTGGATTAAAGGATGGGTTGTGCACAATAACTGCACAGGCCCATATTCAGTAACCTGCAAGACGGCGTCAGGTAATGGGGTCGTGGTCATCCCTGGTCTCGTGTCACGTATTTTCTGTGATGGGACAAATATCACCGATGAAACAATGTCCACCCAAACCGATTTGGTGGGGAGTGTAGCGGCGTTTGCCGTAAACACCGCCCCAGATGGATGGTTGGCAGCTAATGGGCAGGCAGTCAGCAGGAACATATATGCGCGCCTATTCTCCCGAATCGGTACTACTTGGGGGGCTGGAGATGGAAGCACTACATTCAATCTTCCTGATGCCAGGGGTGAGTTTATTCGTGGCTGGGACAATGGTCGTGGAGCTGACTCTGGCCGGACATTCGGTAGTGCGCAAAAAGGGACAATCGTCGGCGGAAAGGATGACAATGATGATGGCGCGAATATCGGTTTCCTTGCAAACGGGGCATCTGTAGATTACGGCAGCGATCCGGTTCAGTTTTCATCCTACCCTGGGATAAAACCTTATTATCTAAATGCTACTGAAAAAACAGCAATACCATCCACGTCCCAATCTGCATTTTTCAGTGTAACTCGTCCTCGAAATATCGCTTTGTTGTACTGCATCAAATACTAATCTCAATTTTATAATTATAGGATTCGCTATGGCTGTTACAGACACACAGCAGGCAGCGCAGTTTTCTGCGGATGCCGCAGTCAGTGCCGCAGAGGCAAAGCAGTACCTGATCGAGGTCCAGCAGGGGTATCAGGATATTAGCGCCACCGCGCAGGAAGCGATTGACGCAGCCACAGCGGCCGAGGCAGCGAAGATCTCCGCGGAAACAGCTGAGCAAAATTCATCTGTTTCGGCCGGTGCCTCATCCGAATCGGCAACGGCAGCCGCAGCATCAGCTGCACAGGCCGAAGAGTACAAGAATGATGCCTCTGAATATGCACTGAACAAGTTCACATTCTATAAAACGCCGAGCGATCCGGATGGCACAATTGCAGGCCTCGCCGCCACTACAAACGGTCAGTCATTCCGCGTAGCGGAAGGCCCGGAAGCGACGGCGGCTTTCAAAACTTACGAGAACCAGGATGGCGTGGCTGTACTGCAGGCTTCTCAGCCAGGCACGGCAGCCATAACAGGGACAATCCGCGAGTTTCCGACGCTGGCGGCAGCACAGGCTGATGCAGACGCTGGTAATATTCCTGTTGGGTCAACTGCGTATTATCGAAGCGCTGACGATGCAACTCTTGCGATTGAGGTTATTAACACCTCAGGAACGCTGGAGGCTACCGGGAGAAAGTTGCCGTCTCAGCAGTCCATAGATAAATATTTTCATGTTCTCCCGGACGGAACATTTGCGTTGATGGCTGATAACGGGGTTATTCTGGCCATTGATAAAAATGCGGTAACGCGTGCTGTTTCCCTGGCCGTGCAGGATTTGATCAGTATCGGCGGCGCATCTATCCGCCTCTATCCGCAGGCGAGTGGTTTTTACATTCTGGGAGAAAATGGCATGCCTTTGGCGCTGGGGCCTGACAGCGTGCTGCGTCTCGTCGCTGCGAATATCAGCGGCGTCGGTTTTGAACCGGATCTGATTGGTGTTCCCCTGTTAATCAGAGGTGATAATGGTATCGCTTTGGCTTTGGATAATGGGGGAAATTTAAGAACTCCGGGGATTGTTACTGATAAACTGATTGTTGGCGGTAAGGATATTGCAGGCGGAGGGGATTCTGTATTTAGCGCAGGGGATCGTTATGTTAATAGCGATGGGGACTTAGTGCCTTTACTTCCAGACACAAAGAAAATGTCTGCGTGGGGGTCGTCGTCTCTGGTCGTATCGGGCGGCAGTGCAAACTTTGCAGCGATGGCGTCAGAGCTAGGTGTCGAGGACTGGAATAATCAGGGGCAACCCGGTGAATCATCCTTCCAAAGCGCGGCACGCTTTGGCGGTGTCCCTTTTACTCTCAACTTTCCCGGTAATATCATTCCAGCCAGTGGTTCGGTTGCTGTAACATGCACCCAGACCCCGAGCAACTTCCGAAACTCGTCTTTGAAGTCCTTTACGGGGACGGTGGCCGGAGTGCCCGGAACGCTGTCATGGTCGTCGTCGTCGCTTCGATTTACCCGAACGGAAGCTGGCAGTGATGTGTCATTGCCCGGTGGCGCGGACTTCATTCCCACTATTCCTGCGTCATATCGCGATGGGGTGATCCTGCTGTGGATGTATAAAAACGACATCAAGTGGGATGCGGCGGCGAACCCGGAAGTTAACGAGGATGTGATTTTCAATAACGTGTTAAAAACCGTAACACACCTGACAACGTTAGGGAAACGAGCCTTAGTAATTGGCATTTTTAACGACTCATCCTACTCCAACTCAATCTTTAAAACCAGACTAGAGAGTCTGAATAATCGGATGAGGGATTATTTCGGGGATTTGTATTGTGATACGCAAGATTATATCTGTAGCTCACAAATTTGGGTCGATGCCGGTATTACACCAACCGCCAGCGACTTGGAAATGCAGGCGCAGGGGTACAAGGCAACGTCGTTATCAGCTGACACCGGACATTTAAGCTCTGTGGCAAACAATGCTGTTGTTCAGAATGTGATTAAACCAAAACTAGTCAGTCTCGGCTGGTACAAATAAAAGGTCATTTATTATGAAATCAGGATTAGCTATTAACATCCCATCGTCATTCACGCGAGTACTTAGTGATTTATCATTTATCCAAGACGTCAGGAGTGAAGATTTAACCTATGCTGGCTTTTTCGGCGGAAGTCTTAGCGAATCGCTGGTCAACTCGGCAGATGATATCGCCGGAAACTTTATCGAAGTGACCGGGCGTAACACGGAAAGGCTCACGTTCGGAAGGGGGTTTTTCTCTTTCGTCGGGCCGGGGAGCGATACCTCGGCGGGTACAGGTATTCGCGCCGAAGCCGTATATAACAACCTGTCTGAAGGATGCCCGTGCACCATTGCAGTCGCATTCCGGTCCATCAAAAAGGCAGCGAAAGAACAGTATCGGCGCCAATATCCAATTATGAGCTTCTTTAGCAATCCGTCGAGTATTAATGGGAGTACCGCATTGTTTCTGTCCGCGACAATGCTCGATACAGGCCAGAATGTCCTCGGTGCACATTCTGGCGATATTGCCAATGGCTCCTCTGATGCTTTAGCATCCCGTTGTTCTGTCCCTATTGACTGGTCCTCTACCGATGACGTTATTTGCGCAGCAATATCGCGCTCTGCCGATGGTACGGTGAAGATGGCAGCTAAAAAAGGCGATGGCGCAATCCTCACCTCAAGCTTCGGATTCCCAGTTCAGACGTTGCCTGCCAATACCAACGCAATGCGCGTTCTGTTTGGTACGAGCGAGTCCAGAACTCTTGATAGCGGCGATATTTTAATGGGCCAATACTGGCACAATACCGCGTTAACGATGACAGAACTGCAACAGCAGGTTGCATTAATTCATCTGAAAGCCTCCGCACGTCTTTAAATGACAGCCTGCAACACCTGAGCATGTTATGCTTTTTTAGTTCAACAATACCTCCTCAACATGGCCTGACCTCTCTGGCCCTATGTCTCCCTTCTTAATATAGGAGGCGCGATTCAGTTTGCGAAGCTAATGGGTAGAGCGTTCATCACGATAGAGGAAGAGTTGATTGAAGGTGAAGCCCTGGAAGATGTTACTGTCATCGGGGTCGTGACGTTCACTATATGCGATGTTCGTTCTGATAATTCTATTATTTAACTGGGGTATATATGGCGCTGACTCTATTAGCCAATAATAACGCAAAAAGTGTTCTCGCTGCTGGTATTAGCGCGTCCGCTACAGTTATTACCGTCGGTACGGGCGCGGGGGCTTTATTCCCCGTTCCGGTATCTGGCCAGAGTTATTTCAAATTAACGATAACCGATGCAGCCACAAAAACAATTTCCGAAATCATGCACGTCACGTCTGTTTCTGGTGATGTGATGACGGTAATTCGTGGGCAGGAGGGGACCACTCCGCGCGTATGGTCAACAAACGATATTGTTGCGAACTTGATGACCGCAGGAACTTTCACATCCTGCCTGCAAACTGCCAATAACTTCTCAGAAATAAAAGACGCTGGTAGCGAAGCTGTCGACCAGGCGTTATCAAACATAGGGTTTGCAAAGAGAATATTCGGCGCCTCTGATTATATAAGGATTCCAGATGTTGATGGCGGGCTGATTATTCAGTTTGGCTCTGGAGTTATTAATTCACCTTCAGGCAGCGTTGTGTTCCCTACGCCATTCCCAAACTCTGCTTTGGTTTTTGTGCCTGTAAAAAACTCTGATGCAGCAGCTCGTTTTGTGTCTTTCTCAAACCTGACCAAAACGGGAGTGGATGTTTATGGCTGGATAGCCGGAGGGACCACTACAGCGAACGTCGATAACTTCAACTGGATAGCCATCGGCTACTGATGACTCCTGATCCGGGAAGAATTAGCGCATGGGGCGGGGTGGGACGGTTTTGGGACAATCATAGTTTCTTAACCGTTTTCATCTCTTTCTAACTTTTCGCATCATGGGACGTGTGAGCGCAGGAATGACGCGGTAAGTGCATGAATTAGTGTATAGTTCTAGGAACTTCTAAGCCGTAGGTCACAGGTTCGAATCCTGTAGGGCGTGCCATACTCACTTCTCTTAGCGTCCCCTGAAGTCTACTCAGCCCAGTATATACGCGGCATTTTCAAATATTCCATTACCTCAATGTCTTCTATGATTCATTGAAATCCACATTCATGTGGAGGGAGATTCCTGTTCAATGAAAGGAGATACCCCAGGTGAAGCTCGCAGCCCGCCAGGTCGATATATCTAAAACTAAGGACAAACCCTATAAGCTGTCTGATGGCGGTGGCCTTTATCACCGTTTGATGCGCGTGAGCTGGAATGCATTATTGTCAGCCAACGACACGTAACAGCAGGGGCACTTCATTACCCGCATCATGTTTTCAGACCGATAATCAGCGAGCGCTAAGCATGGCGGCTGTGGTAGGATACAGTTGCTGTCAGGAGCCCTCCTCAAAAATATTAAGGCTTGGGTAATATATGAATACTCGTTCGTTATATTGAAAGAACAGGAGCCTGATTTCATATGTCAGATATTGAACTTGAAAGATTTAAGGCAATGCTTCGTGATGAGTCTATTGATGACCTGCTAACCGCGCTTGCGTACAAGATTCCTTTGTACAGATTAGACCCATTAATCATCAGGGGGCGAACAGAGCACATCACAAATGCGGAATTAATCGAGTCGTTTGACCGATTATATCAGGCCGGAATTTTGATGACTGGTGAGAATGGTCAAGTAGTGAAGGGGCCTAAATGGGTTGAACCAGAGTTCGTGAAAATGGAGAAATACTTTCCGCATCCGCGGTAATAGCAACATCCAGATTACCCGAAAATAGGTTCATGGGCACGACGTAACCGACTAACTCGAACACCTTTGCAGCTATGTACTTTTATCCTCTAATTTCCGCTATCAATCCTGGATAGCACTCAGGGGGTTATTAAGTGGTAACTCATCAGCAAAGATGTGCATGCTGTCGATGACTTGGCATTCATTGAGTTGGCGCCTGGCGGAGCGTTAAACGGATTCATCAGTAGTTGATCGCCTGGTCTACCTATTGCAAGACAACGTTTAGCCTCGCCCTGCTTTTTGCAGTGATACTTACACTATCGCTGGCTTCTGAAGGGCGTCGGACATAACGCAAATTATGCATGGTTCGTTACTCTGAATTATTCATAATAGTCGCGCATTACGTTGAATATCCGCAGGCTATATACCTGGTAGACTCCTCACTGGAGCAGGGCCCGTACTCACATTTTGCGGGCAGGATAATACACCTTAAATATTTGAAGGGATAGGATACTTCAGCTCGATTTGCGGCGCATCGCTTAGCCGCCGGCCAGATTTTGCCATCAGGTATCCGGCGATTTCTTCAGGCGTTAAATCGACATGAAGCATGTCTTTATCCTGAAACCATTCATTAGGCCAGTAGATGAGGTCGGATGGATTGGCATCAAAGTTTTTCTCAAGCAGTCCCAGCGCGTAGCTTTGTTCAGATTCCTTACCTTCGGCCTGACACACAAACTGGATGATCTGAATCAGCTCATCCCAGGATAAATCCGCCACGTATTTTTCTTGATTAAACGCCATCCGGGTGAAGTCTTTTGCACTGGTCCATGAAGAGAAATCCCGGAAATCAGAGAATGCATACGGGTTAATAACCTGGCTATTCCAGTCATTTATCAACATTTTCAACCCGGCATCCTCTTCCTTAGCCCCGTTATCAATTTGCGCCAGTATCTCTTCGGCCATGTCCGCTAGCTGTTTCAGTTTCTGGCGGTTTACTTTGGCTGGTTGCAGACGTTCGGGTAATGGCATCAGGTTATTCCTTGTAAAATTGAGTGCATCAGTGACAAGCTATGCTCCCATCCTGGCCAAACATTTATCCAAAGTCTATATACAATCAATCCCTCTTCTGACAACGAGCATCTAACGGTATAAATATCAGCGGTAGGTCCCGGACGTTCGTTACCCGCTATCCGGAAAAAATCTACTTTTCAAGATGAAAAGTGGCTTCGCAAACCATATCTGTTAGTCGACTTCTCTGTGCAGGAGGCCGCTTGCGGCCTGTTTCAGAGTACACCCAGTTGTACCATTCCCCGCCAAATAACCGTAATCTGATAACAAAAAGTTTAATTTTTTTCCCCGCCGCGCTGACTATAGTTAGGGCAC